AACTTTTGCACGACCCAACTTGGCCGGATCATTAACATCTTCTACTACACCATACCACCAATTAAATCCATCTTTACCTATAAAATTGTTCATTCTGCCACCGCTTCTTTAAATGCCGTTTGATCTATTTCTTGATAATTATTTGGTACACTATCTTTACTAATTTCAAGAACTGTTTGATATTTATTTGGCTGTATGATATGTCGAACTGCTGTAACCAAATATTTACCTGAATAAAATTTATCCAATTGTTTTTCGTTTGTTTCTGGTCTTAATGACATTAAATTAAATTCGATTGTTCTGCCTACTGTTAAACCTGGATCACCAGGTATTGTTAATTTAACAACAGTATAATTGGCCAAAGCAATTTGTGCCGTTCTACTTGGTACATATGTTTCTACTGCAATGTTTTTTGCAACTGATCCTGGTATTTCTTTAAAGTAAGCTGCCTCATTTTGACCAGCATTTGACAAAGCCACTTTTAGTGTTGCATCATATGTTTCGTATTGAGTTAACCCCAATCTATTCTTTAGTGTATTACTAACTTCACCTTCATTTAACGTAACTGCTTGGTTCTTATACTTTAAATAATTAAAATCGGTTACTTTGTATGACCTTGTTAATGGATCAATTGAAATTAATCTGTTTGCAAATGTGCCAGAACTTATTTCGTTGACCGAATCATATGTTTTAACAAATTCATAATCCAAAACACTTATTGTTTTTTCTTTGAAAGATTGTTTATTCATGTCGATGTTTTGTGCCTGATATTTGTAGGTAGCATATGGTTCTTCTTTAAACATGGACTGCAATGATCGGTAATTAAACCCATCTTTAGTTTCAAAGAATAACATATCAGCACCAACGGAACCATTATTTGCTGGTCGAGCATAAGTTGACAACCAACTAATCGCTTCAAACGGTTTTAACCGAGGTATAACAAAATCATATAAACCAGTTGTTGATTCAATATTATTAATTTTACTATTAGGCACTTTTAATTTATCAACCAATATGTTTTCTACAATAGTGGATATTTTTTGGCCAGTATACGATTTACTAATTTTAATTTGTTCAGATAACAACAATTCTTCCGAACAGAAATATAGTGTGTATGTTTCAGTATTTAAATTTCCTGCAGGTTTTTTACCTCCAACCTTATATACTCGAAACAATTGGTCATTGTTGTTTGATCCATTTTTTACTTTACCAAAATTAACTTCAATAAATTCATTCCCCGTTAATTGAAAAAGTTCAACAAATCCTTGTGAATCGGTTACTGTAATATAACCTGAGGCTGTAAAACTATACAGATCCTCATAATAGGACATATCAATCATTAAACGCTTTAACTCAAATCTTTGACCACTTGACGTTAAAAAATTTAAAGTTTCTAATGAATAGTCTTGTGCATAGTAGGCACCAGGAGATTCCACACCTAAGGAAGATTGATCAAATTCTGCCATATTAAGCCATTAATTTTTTAAACTGTTTTTCCAATTCACCCACATAAATTGAATTTAATAATTTTATATTTCTATACGATTCGTTTAAATCTGTTTCGTATTCATAATATGAAACTGTTTTGCGGCTAGTGGTTACAGTAAATGGTCCGGTTGCCACACTACGTTCAAACACTCCCGCTTGTAAAGTATTATAAGATTGTTGATCAATAATATAATTGTCAATTGTCGTGGTACTTGTTCTTGAGTCAAATTTGGTAATTATTTTTTCATAATGATGAATGGTAGCCTTAGCATTAAAATTATACTTATCTGTGATATAAGATTCTAAAACACTAGACTGCATTGGCCATTGCCATTGTGGGTCTAATATTTGATTTACGTATAAAACAATCCAATAACGATAAGAATCACCATAATATTTGTAAGCAATAATTTCTGGTGTATCTCCTTCTTGGATATCATATGAATAATATACTAATGGATTATTAAGTATGTCGGGAATAACACTACATCGTGCTATCAAATTCACCATTAACGAAGAATTGCCGTTTGTATCCGTTTTAATAATTTTTGGTAATGTGTCGAAATATTGCATTAATAACCTTCTTTTTCTATTTTTTCTCTTGTAATGAGTTCGACTTCTTTGAAATTTATAGTTACTGTTGTTTGAACTGGTGCACCATCACCAAAAGTTGAAAATCCGTTTGGAGAATAATTGATATCAATATTTTCAATTACACTCTCAGCAACTCGGCCAACATTTTGATTTCTTTTACCATTAAATAAAAAATCTAAATTAAATGTTGATGGAGGAACAAAAAACATACCTGCTGTGCCTTCTGCTAATCTTGGTGCAGCATGTGTTTTTAACATTCTAACAATTTTTGCAACTGTTTCCGCTTCTTTTTTAGAATATGGTGTAAACGTAAATGCCATCTGATATGTTCTAAAATCAATACCATCAAATAATAATTGTTGTTGTGGGTTAAAAGCAAATCCGGCACCCTTGGCCAATAATCTTGCTGGCCCACTGGTAGCAATAGAAGCGATTGCGCCGACTGCTGCTCCTAGTACAGGAACTTGAGCAGCCGCATTAACCAAACTTAATTGTCCGTATGAAGCAGAATATGTAAAAGCCATTGTGTCTGGTATATACAATGATATTGCAGCAACAGATTTTTTGGTTGGGTTTTTAATGTTGATACTGTCATTACCTAGAAAATCTTTCAATCCAGCAACCGATTTATCTAATTCACCTTCAAGTGATATTTTTCCACTTTTTATATTGTTAACATAAGATGTAACAGCATTTAATCCTGATTCTAAAGAACTACCAGCATTATTGACAGCACTATTAACAGCACCAAATAATTTATCTTTACCTTTAATAAAACTGCTCTTTACACTTTCATATGTTGCTGGTGTTATTTCATTGATATTAATTACAACAACATGGCCTCTTGTGGATGTTTGTAAATCTCTAGGATATTGAAGATCGGTTCGACCAAATTTATTTCCAAATAAGGTACCCAATGGGCCATCAACTAAGGCTCCTGGTATGGAAACTCCACCTATGGAATTTGGTATGGAAATAACGGCCATTGGATCCTCTATTAAAAAAGTTATACATAGTATTTATATGGCTTATAATGGACGTTTTACACCTTCTAATCCTCAAAAGTACGTTGGGGATTCTAATAATATCATTTACCGCTCTTCTTGGGAGTGTAAGATGATGAATTGGTTCGACAAAAATCCAGATATTGTATCGTGGGCGTCAGAAGAATTGATTATTCCTTATAAATCTCCAAAAGATGGACTATGGCACCGTTACTTTCCAGACTTTTTGGTTAAAGTTCGAACCAAAACAGGAGTGTTGAAAACGATGTTACTTGAGGTTAAACCTAAAAAACAAACAATAACACCCGAAGTTAAAAAAAGATTGACAAAACAATACATAAATGAGGTGGTTACATATGGAATCAATCAGGCCAAATGGAAGGCCGCCACAGAATATTGTTTGGATCGTGGATGGGAGTTTAAGCTTATAACGGAAGACCATCTAGGACTATAGACTAAATAATACAATGGGATCTAAACTTACACAACTAGCCAAAGAAAGAACAACTGCTCAATTACAAATAATGAGCCGTGATTCTCTTAAATGGTTAACCATGAAGATTGCTGAACTAAGAAATCCTTCCGGAATAGCCTCAACAATTAATAACGAAGCTTTTAGAAAAAGAAATCGTTTTGTGACTGGTGGATTATATTACTTTTATTATGACCCTAAAACAAAAAAAGACATACCATATTATGACCGCTTTCCTTTGGTTTTGGTATTGGAAAGATATGAAGATGGATTTCTTGGTTTAAACCTACATTATTTACCGGTAAAATACCGAATCACGCTTCTGGATAAATTGATGGATTACGCCATCCTTGACGGCAATAATGATATTATGCGTATGAGAGTCAGCTACGATATTTTAAACGCCTCCAAGCGTTACAGAGAGTTTCGGCCATGTTTGAAAAAGTATTTGTATGGCCACATTCAGTCAAAAATACTTGCCGTGCAACCAAATGAGTGGGATATTGCGGCATACTTGCCTATTCACCAGTTTAAAAAGGCTTCGGTAAATGAAGTTTGGCAAGATTCATTAGAAGAAATAAGGAAAAGTTAAATGCCAGGTACCATTAACGATTTTAAATCCAGTTTCACAAAAGACCTAGCGAGAGCAAATAGGTTTGATGTGAACATTCCTATTCCTTTAACTTTAATACCATATATCAAATCG